GGGGTCCAGAGCTTACTTACACTGAGTCTAATAGTCAGGTGTACAAGTTTTTAGGTTCAGAGAAATACAATTCTGTTTTAAATAGTATTTACGCTGGGCTTGGCGTTCCTCCTACCTTAACAGGAATGGCCGGAAACGGTGGTGGATTTACAAACAACTTCATATCACTCAAAACACTGGTAGAGCGCCTACAATACGGTAGAGATCAACTAACAAAATTCTGGGAGCAAGAGTGTGAAATAGTCAGAAAAGCTATGGGTTTTAGAAAACCTTTCCATGTAGTTTACGATCAAATGAGTTTGTCTGACGAATCTTCTGAAAAGAATTTGTTAATTCAACTTGCTGATAGAGATATAATTTCTCACGAAACAGTTCTCGAAAGATTTAAAGAAATTCCAAGAGTTGAAAAAATGAGATTAAAAAGGGAAGATAAAGCTAGAGGTAAAGAAACATTACCTGACAAAGCAAGTCCATTCCACAATCCTAATCATAAGAAAGATTTGGAAAAGATAGAAAAACAGGCAGAAGTTAGTCAAAAGAACAAACCGGAGCAGTCACAAAAACCTTCAAACGAAAACGGAAGACCTCCCGGTAAAATTGACGAAGTTGTTAGAAAAAAGAGGGTTGATACACCAAAATCTCGACCGGGATTAGCAGATTTAATAGTATGGTCGAATAAAGCATACGATCAAATTTCTGATAAATTCAATAAAGCATTTCTATCTATAAAAAATAAAAAGAACATGAGATCGCTTACAAAAGCAGAAGTTTCAGATTTAGAGAAAATGAAAATGGATGTCCTACTCAATATAAAACCTTTATCGGAAATAAAAGATGAAGATTTTAAGAATACTCTTTATGGCAATAAAAAAATGCCAGAATTGTTTAAAAGACATCTTGAAGAAAATAAAATTACTACTGAGTATATGACTATGGAAGAGTACAAAAGACAGGCTATAGCATCATATATCGACTATGTTTTATCCAAAAATTAGTGGTTTTTTTAAAAATAAATTTTTTAGTGTATATTTACTTTAGAGGTAAAAATGACAATTAAAATTTATCAGAACGAAATAAACGATGGCATTGGCGAACTCGTTAAGAGTACCGCTAGTGTTGCGTACTGCTCTGAAGCTACTGTTTGTAGGAATGATATTGCTCATCCTGAAAACAATGTAGTTAATAAAATAGTAGCAGAAAACAAAGAACAAATAGATTTATATTATTTAGAATCTGTTCTTGTTTCTTGCGGTTGGAATAAAAACGATGACGTTTTTTTACCAGAAGCAACTTGGGCAGCAAGAAATACACCAGAAGATAAACAATTCAATTTTATGCACGATGAGAATGATATCATTGGGCATATTACTGGTAGTTATGTTCTTAGTAAAGATGGCAAAGCGGTCGCTGACGACGCAGAAATGCCAGAAGATTTTGACATAATTACTCAAGCAGTTCTTTATAATAGTTGGACTGGTGATGAAAATAAAGAGAGAATGGAGAAAATAATCTCTGAAATTGAAGAAGGTAAGTGGTATGTTTCAATGGAGTGCCTATTTGCTGGATTTGATTATGCGCTATTTAGTGAAGATGGATCGAAAAAACTTTTAGCTAGGGATGAAGAATCTTCTTTTTTAACAAAACACCTTAGAGCTTACGGTGGGACTGGAGAATATGAAGGTTATAAAGTAGGTAGAGCGCTTAGAAATATATCATTTTCAGGTAAAGGTTTAGTTTCTAAACCAGCAAACCCAAGAAGTGTTATTTTAAAAAGCGTAGCGTTTAATTTAGATGACAATTCTAATTTCAATATAGGAGAATTTAATATGTCAGATAATTTATTGGAGAAGCAATTAGCTGATCTTCAGTCTCAACTTGCTTCTGCAAAAGCAGAAAATGAGGCTATTAAAGCTCAAATTGAAGAAGCAAAAGATAAAGAATTTGCTTCTAAAGTAGAAGCTTTTGAAGCAACTGTAGAAGAAAAAGACGCAAGTATTGCAGAACTTGAGGAAAGCATTAAAAGTACACAAGCGCGAGTCGCTGAACTTGAAGATGCTCTTGCTAAGTCCCAACAAGACCTTGCATCTGCTACAGAGCATATGGAAGAAATGAAAAAGAAAGAAAAAATGGAGAAGCGTAAAGCTGCTCTTGTAGAAGCTGGATTTGAAGAAGAAGATGTAGATGCTGCTCTTGCTGCATTTGACGGTCTTGCTGATGAAGCTTTCGATTCTGTTGTCGCTATGTATGGTAAGAAAAAGCCAATGGCAAAGAAAGACAAAAAAGATGACGAAGCAGAAGCTGGTATGCCTCCTGAACTAAAGGAAGCAATTGAGAAGAAAAAGAAGGAAAAAGAAGCAAAAGCTGACGAAGAAGCAGAAGCAGAGGTTACTCCAGAACTTCTTGAAGACCTAGAAACATCTGAAGCATCTTTGGTTTCAGAAGAGGTTGATGAATTAGAGTCAACTCGCGCTCAAATTGCGGACTGGCTTTCAAATAACGTATTCTCACAGAAATAATTATATAGGAGATTAAAACTATGGCTCTTAAAGCAGATAGATACGAAGAATCTACAGACATCAGTTTCTTTTACAACGAAGGTACTGCTACTCGCGGTGGCGTTGTTGTTTTAGATGCTGTCCTTGCTTCTGGCGCAGCTATGGATCAAGGTGGAAATAAAGTTAAATATCCAACCAGCGTTGCTACAAGTGACATTCCTGCTGGTGTTCTTTTGAACGATGTTGTTGACAAAGATCTTACTAGAACTCATCTTAATCAATATAAAGATGAAATCCAGAAAGGTGGTAAAGTCACTGTTATGACTCGCGGATGGGTCGTAACTAATATGATTACCGGAAATCCAACTCCAGGTGCATTAGCTTATGCTGGAGACAATGGTAATTTTGTTCTTACAGCGGCAGACGCAACCGGTTCCGGTAACTTGGCAGTTGGTCGTTTTATGTCTAACAAAGACGCAGACGGTTACGCTAAAGTTTATGTTAACCTTCCTAACCACGGCCCATTAGCCTAATCATAAAAGGAGATAAATACAATGTCATATAAAGAAAGACCAAGTGAAGAATTTATCACATTGCTTCGTCGCTCTGGTGATAACGATCAAAATGTAGCTTATGCTGCACAAAGAGAATTTGCTAAAGCGCTTGAACTTCCTCTTCGTAAAGGTGTTTTAGTTGGTAATATTCTTGGTAACATCTTTGAAACTATTCAAGTAGAACCCGGTGGAAGCACTGAGTATCCTTTGGATCTTATTAGTCCAGGTCTTGAAGGAGAACACGTTGCTTTCACTAATCCAGGTCATGGTCGTGTACCTGAAAGATCAGTCGAAGGTGACTATGTTATGATCCCAACCTACAGCATTACAAGCAGTATTGATTACTTGCTTCGTTTTGCTCGCGAAGCTCGTTGGGACATTGTTGGTCGCGCTATGCAAGTACTTGAGGCTGGTTTCGTCAAGAAAATGAATGATGACGGTTGGCACACTCTTCTTGCTGCTGGTGTTGACCGTAACATTCTCGTTTACGATGGTGACGCAACTGCTGGTATGTTCTCTAAGAGACTTGTTAGTTTGATGCAAACTGTTATGCGCCGTAACGCTGGTGGTAACACAGGTTCTGGAAATCGTGGTCGTTTGACAGACCTTTACGTTTCTCCAGAAGCTCTTGAAGATGTTCGCAACTGGGGATTTGATCAAATTCCTGATGTTGTTAGAGCTAACATCTACAATGCTACTGAAGGTGGCGCTCCTATCACTAATGTGTTTGGTGTCGCTATTCACGACCTTGATGAACTTGGCGAAGGTCAAGAATATCAAGACTTCTTTACAAACTCTCTAAGTGGAAGTTTGGCTTCTGGTGATGCAGAATTGGTTGTTGGTCTTGATCAAGGTCCAAACGACAGTTTTGTTATGCCAATGAAGCAGGCTGTTCAAGTCTTTGAAGATCCTACTCTTCACAGACAACAAAGAGCAGGTTACTATGGCTTTGCGGAACTTGGATTTGGTGTTCTTGATAATAGAAGAATACTCTTAGGGTCATTCTAAGTTATTAGCCTGATTATTATAAATTTTTTGGGGGGTTTCCTTTTTTCGGGAACCCCCTTTTTTAGTGTATAATAAAACAAATGTTCTACATAAGGAATATAGGAGTTTATAATAATGAGTACTGCTTTGTCGGACTATCTGGAGTCTGGTTTATTACATCACGTCTTCATGGGAACCTCTTTCCCAAAACCTGCCGAAATATCTATAGCACTTTGTAGTGGTGTTCCTGTAGATTCTGATACTGGGGAAACTATTCCAGAACTTCCCAGTGAAATAAATGGCAGTGGAACTGGTTATTCTAGAATTAGTTTAGGTGATCCCGCAACCAACGGGGATACTTCTTGGATTTATTCTCAGCAAGATCACGATTTTGGCAGTGGTATTATTAAAAATTCTGGAACTATTTTATTTGAAACTGCGTTGTTAGACTGGGGGTTTGTTTCTGGTATAGCAATAACAGACGACTCTCAATACGGTTCCGGTAATCTTTTAATGCATTCCCAATTAAATAACCCTAGAATTATATATAAAGGTGACGCAGTTAAGTTTGACGTTACAAATCTTCAAATTAAATTTAATTAGGTTTTAAAATGTCAGAATTTTCAGAAGGTGGCTATATTTCATGGTTAGACACTTATCTTCCAGATAATTCTACGCAAGAGATATCTCCCAAAGATCTTAGAGATTCATTCATTAATTTAGTGGATTCTAGTCATAGATTTCTAGAAGTTCACTCTATCAAAGGGTTAAATATTGAAAGTGCTGATTATCGACAAACAAAAGTCGGTGAATTAGCATTAAGTAAAACGTATTTACCTTACGAGTCTGGTG